GGAAACCACAAACATGGCGTAGCTAGACCAATGAATGGGTTTAGCGCAGAGTCCCGCCACGCTTCCAAGAATACTTCGAAGCGTGTGCAGGAGAACGGCCACCTTTCCAGGGGAAAGGCGGGCTCATTCATGTACCCTTGGTTGAAGGTACAGTTCTCTTGCGGGGTTGACAATAACAAAAACATCAAGGTTTGGTGCGAGGCCCTTTTGGACTCTTATGCACTAACCTTTGGTGATGCCTGGGTGTATGTCAGCCAGTGTAAAATTCCCGATAGGCACGTGCACTCTGCTCGGCAGGGTGTTCGTAACCTGCTACGTTGGGTCAATAAAAGGTGGTCGAAAGGCGCCTTGGACGGTCTCAAGTGCCTGAAGGATTTTGCATCCTGGATTAGGAGAGTGGCTGTCGGGGACCTCTTGTTAGGTATCCGGAAGCCTAACTCTTCTCTGGGCATTGGACAAATTTTCCGTGGATGTTTGTCACTGAACGGGTATGAGGACCTCGAGCGATCGAGAATCCTTCACCAGTTCTCAAGGTTTGGTAGAGCAGGGCCCTACCCGTTGGATGTTCAGTTGGTGTCTGCCTTTGAGCAGCATGCCATTGACCTCTCAACGCCTTGTAGAATTAAAAGGGTCCTTCGTAAGTCCATTCGTAAGTTTGGCGAAAGGTTCACTTTTCGTAAGGTGCCTGATCGCGTCACATTCCCTACCTCCGGATCCGCGACCTTCGAGTCGCGTGTCAAGGAGGCTGGTTGTTTGGGGTGGGTCAGGAAGTCCGTTAAGAAATTGAAGCTAATGAAGCTGACGCATTCTTTAGGGTTCCAAATTGATACGGTTTTGATGGGGTTGCCTATCAAGACAGCTGTCGGTTTGCAACTCGATCTTGACTTAGACTATTTTGGTCTAAGTTCAGGTCTGCAGTATGGGGATGTCATTGGTGAGAACTTGTTTTCGGTACCTGAGGCCTTCGGTGACGTCGGTCCTCAGGAATTCGAACTGGCTAAGGAGCATTGGTACGGTTACGTAGCAATGGCTCTTCAGCTTCGCTCATTGATGAAGGATGCTGGAGGGAGGTTGCCTTGTGCCCGTCAAACGGCAATCAAGGAGAGGGGTATGAAGGTCCGCATTGTGACACCGCTCGAGGCGTGTCTAGCGTACATGTCATGCTTCCTCAACAATATCCTTCTTGGTGTCCTAGATAAGGACGCGCGGACTTCCGTTAGCGGCCCTGGGCCCATGGCTGAATTTGCTGCTTCACAGCATTTTAAGTTTCATGGGGAAGGTTACCGCTCGGTTGATATGAAGCGCGCCACTGATCTCATGCCTCATGACATGTGTCTTGCACTGGCAAAGGGTGTTGCTTGTGGGTTGGGTTTGCCGCCCTTCCTCCGAGACGCGCTCTACGTCTGCGTCGGTCCATTTAATATGACCTTAAAGGGTGGTGGAGGAACTGTCGCCACTTCGCGGGGTATATTGATGGGGTGTGGTGCTTCTTGGCCTCTCCTCAACCTTTATAATATTTGGTTGTGGGAGGAGTCCTGGAAGGTAATTCCTAAGGCTCATGTGGGTAGGAGAAGGCGGGTTCGTAGTGTAGGAGATGACCTTTTGGGCATTGCCCCTTTGGTTGTCTCCGATGAGTACACTCGCCTGCTTGTTGCAACGGGTGGAGGCCCTTCCGAGGGGAAGGACCTCTTCGCTTGGGATTACGGTGTTCTTATTGAAGAGCTTTATGCCGATCGCACGTCCACCGTACTTCCCACGCTGTCAGTCAGGAGGGTACAACCCCGGTCCCAAAAGGAAATGGGTACCTCGGGATGCCCTCCCTGGGCCTTTGGCCCAGGTCTTGAACTAGCTGCCACCACGCTTGGCTCCCCAAAGTGGTTCTTTGACTTCGTCAATTTCCGCTTTAGGGAGCCCATTCTCCTGCTCCGCAGAACTGGCATACCTCCCTTCCTACCAAGGATTTTCGGTGGTGGTGGGTTCCCTCATCCCGATAGCTTGTCGTCCCTTAGGACCCTCCGAGCCCATTGGCTTAGGGCGATAAGGTGTGCGATGAGCCAAGGTGATTTGGGTGCTCTCCATCTAGCCAAGTTCTCTGGTGCTTGGAATGATCGCTATGAGAGTGCTGTACCCTCGTGGTGCAGCAACTTCTGGCTTCGTAAACAAGCGGAGTGTATGGAAGATGGCAAGCATTTGGTGGGGGACGATATGTCCAATTGGCCCACGGTGGGGCAGGTGGGGCAGAGAGTGCTTTCGGTGGTTAACTCTACTGATCGGTACCTTCAGCAACGCGAGCCCAGGCGTGTGGAC